CCATCGCCAGAGAATGCTGCAGTTATTGCTTCAAGAGCGCGAAGACCTTCGTCTGTAGCGGTAAGACGAGTAAGTGCATAAGTGCGTGTATTTTCATCTGTTTCTGGTGCAAAAGCAGATGCAAGAAGTGGTGCTGTTTCTTCAGTAACAGTAGGGTCAGCCATGTACCAATGCATCTGAGCATTGTTACGAGCGGATGCAGTCATAACGTGTGGAGCAGCAGAGTATGGGTGAGCGGTATTAAGAAGGTCTGAGTGCTTCTTGATAGTTAGGTAGTTTAGGTTGCCTTGAGCAACATCAATAAACTTGCAAACTTCATTGAGCGCGTAATCGCGACGTAAAGAAAACTGTAAGAATCGTGTCTCGTTAAGAGAACGCCATAGTACCTCAAGCGCGGAAGCCTGTGTAACTTGGCGGATGGCAGGAACCTGTGCATTGGCAGCATCAGCGATAGCCAAAACCTCATTACGAAGTTGGATAGCCTGTTCTAAAGTAGAACGACGCTTTACGCCCTTGAAGCCTCCACTACGAAACATCTTTTTTCCGTTACTCACGAAGAAGCACCCTTCTCATTTTTAGGTAATAAATCCGCATCATTACTGTTATGTGTATATTCTGCCAGGTTTTTTGCACGGCTATATGCGTCATCTCCGTTATTTACACCACGCAACCAAGAAGCGCGAAGTGCAGGAATGATGTCATAACCTAAACCAGAAAATTCTGCTAAAGCAATAATAGCATCCTCTGGAGATTTGTAATATGTAAAATCTTTCAGTTCAATAGAAAGTTCTTCTTTGTAGTAAATGTCGTCAACATCTTGTTTTAAATTATCTCTGTTGTATTCAAGAATTGCATCTGAGTGGACAGCACCTTCAGGAAGAACTGCAAATCTACACTTACCCATTGGTTCAACTGGCAAGGCGATAATTTGACATTGGTCTCCACCTAAGTAGAAAACGCAGTTAGAGCAATTAACACCGATTGAAGCAACTTCATTCTCTTCGGCAGGAGTATAGCCAGCCCATACGCCTGTTTCATCTTCATTGAACTTTCCATACTTGTCTACAATCTCAAGTAATGCTCTTGCTAAATCTTGTTCTTCAGGAACTAAGTGACCTGCTGCAATAAGTGCGGAGTTGGACTTCTTAGTGCTCTTTGGATGAGAAGCAGGAAGTAAGTCGTTATCTGCAATGTACTTAGAATTGCTTGGCTTACCAGATTTAAGAAGTTTTAGGTAGGCTTTGACGCGACCCATAGCCCACTGGTCGCGAGTCATTCCGGGGCGGTGGCTCGTAGAGAAAGCACCAGCACCTCTACGGTAAACAGCCTTAAGCATTCCTAGCGTAGCCTTGCGACCTTGAGGAGCCTTCTCATTATGCGTCTTAACTTTTTCTTTGAGGGATGTTTCAGTTCTTGCTGAGAACTTAATTGCCTTAGACTTCCCAGAAGAAGCAGAGTCTTTTGGGTTTGTCTTTGAACCACTGATTCTATCTTTCTTTGGTGCAGGAGTTTTTGGGTCACTACTGTGGCGCACTAGTTTCCCCTTCTGTTGAAGGAGGACCAAACAATTCAGGGAAGTTTTCTGCAGTTGGTTCTTGAGGTTCTACTGCAGGAACTGGTGCAGGTTCTTCTGTAGGTGTTGCGCCTTCAGGAGCAGGTGCTTCACCTTCGGCTGGCTGGGCTGCTGGTTCACCTGATAGAGCCTGTGCAACATTAGGTGGAAGCGGACCAACAGATGAAGCCTGTTGAGCATTCTTAATCTTGTCCATCATGTCTGGGGCAAGTGCAGCAAGGGCAGCCTCTGTGAGTTCAGGTGAGAGCATACCCTTTTCAAAGAACATACGGATTGCAAGTTCTTCTGGAGTAGGAGCATCTGCATCTGAGAAGCCGTGTGCGTGTCGCCAAGCAGACAAAGAGATTGCCATCTTGTCAAAACCTGCATCAGCATCAGCAGCGCGGTCGTTGCGAGTTGAGATACCTGATGGGTCATACCAAACTACAATGCGGTCAACATCAGATTCTGGGAAGCCGTTTGCAAGTAGGTAAGGACGTAGGTAGACAACGGTAAGAGCGTCTGCAATGAGAAGCATAAGAGGCTCGATATGCGTCTTGTAAAGCGTTTCATCAATCTGCAGGGCGTTTGAGTACTTGACGTTAGCAAGACCAGTTACAACGTCCTTAGGTACGTCTACGCCCTGCAGAATGCGTTCCAGTACGCGGTCAGCACGTTGAGCAAGGGCAGGGTCGAAGGAACGCTCAAACTTGAACTGCTTAATCTTGTCGCCAAGTTCTGCAGGTCCACGAATGATGAGTGGAACAACTGCTGATGCGGAATCTTCGTCCTTGATTGGGGTCGTCATCGCGTCAATAAGTTGTTCTTCGAAGTCATCTTGCTGTTCTTCGATAAGGTAGTCAGGGTCTAAGTCTGTATCGTCTGCATATGGGTAATCAGGTGCAGGATTTGCGGCAACGGAAAGACCGTCTGGCAAATAAAGAGCACCAGCGTTGAGGCGTGAGCGTGCTGTAGCACGGAACGTACGGTTGAGAAGCAAAAGTTCGGCGCACATATCAAGAAGACCGCGTAATGATGAATCTGCTTCGTCAGAGAAGCGTGGATGTGAACGCCAGATGCGACCAACAAACGCTCCAGCACCTAGTTGCTGAGTTGACTTGTTCCCTGAGTTGTTTCCGTATGCTTGTTCGCGACGACCAATGACGTTGTAGCCACCCTTAGCATCGGCGAGTACTTCGTCTACCGACTTAATGTCCCATGACTCAGGTGTGCCTACAGCAGGGCGTGAAGGCATCTGTACGAGGTAGCATTCGCCAGCAACGGAAAGATTGAGAGCAGCGTCGCGCAAAAGCCCTGCTTGACCACCATAAGCGGAGTCAAGACGGTTAAGAGCGCGCTCTGCAGCAGATGCGAGACGCTCGTCAATGATGGTTGAAGTGCGAGTTGCTACAGGAGTCTCTGCAGGATTCTCTACAACAGCGGCAAAGATTCGGATTCGAGAAACAACAGAGGCAACAAGATTGAAAGCGTACTTAAGTTCGCCGATTGCGTCGTAGTATTCCCATGCTTCTTCTTGCCAAGAGGAAGAACTTGATGAGCGACGATTTTTAAACTGCTCAAATTCGCCTTTGTCGCCAACTTTAATTTGCTGGGCTGCTGCTGTGAGAGGACGATGCGCGATATATGGAAGTGACTGTGCAGAATTGACTGCAGAAGAGTCATCACGACTAAAAATACCCATTTACTGGTGTCCTGTCATTAGGTTGCGGAGCATGAGGGGTCAGTCCCTGTTCTCATACGCGGTCAACAGCCCCGCCGTTGCAGAAAGCGCGAGGGCTACTACAAAAAAGCGGAACGAACTTGCATTAATTGTATACCAAGTTACAAAAGCCAATCCGAGCCACACGCTAGAACACCACTCGCAAGTTAATAGGTATCCAGTCTTAGTTGTCTCAGGTGGGAAGCGGTTCCAGATGCGATTTCTCAGGTTGGAAAAGATTTCATCGTGGGTAATAAGCCTTGTAGCACGGTAAGTTGCTAAAGAAAAGATAATAAAATCAAGGATTGTCATAGTAAATCTAATTTGCTCCTAACATATTGCCAACTGGAGACCAATTCTTCAGTCGGGAACCGCAGCCGCAAGATTTATCTTTTCTAACTGCGATAATTTTGTTCGTAACTGTAATAAAACGCGATATTTTTTGCTCGTCAACGGTACGTTGCGTGTAATCTTCGCGGAAAAATAGCACAGGACCAGTAGGAGATTCAACTCCAATAAAAATAGTTGTCTCAGTTGCAATTACACGAGCAATATCTGCAAAGTGTGAGCCTTTAATAGATGTGGCATGGTGATGAGAGATGGCATTGATGTCTAGAGAGGGGTAAGTACCGCTTGGAGTGATGTGTACGTTCGCTGGAAATGTGTCTAAGACTCGCATTGGAATGTTTCCCATCCTAAAACCTCTGTGGCTAATTTAGTTGTGATGATTATTGGGGCTTCTTGGCTGGAAATTGGTAGTTTTTCGGTAAGTTCTGCTTCGTTTGTGGCAAAAAGCAGGTTATTCGGGCTGTGTAAGGCTCGAATTTGCTCAATCGGAAAGGCGCGGGGGATGGCGGGGGTGGTATCGGTGGTGATTGTTTGCAGAAGTCGCGCTTGGGGGTGGTTTAGAAGCGAGGGATTCTTCCAAATAAGGCAGTACTTCATTTGCGTAAGCCTCTTTCTACTCGGCGGAACATTGCTCTAGCAGATACGCCAGTTGCCTTAGCAATCGTATCAACAGGAACGCCTTTGAGATAGAGGTCTGTGACTATAAGGGTGAGGCGGTCATTTGCCTTTTTGTAGGGACTGGCTGGTGGAGTCTTTGAACGGCATCTTTGAGCAAGAATAGAAAGACGTTGAAGTTCGGGAATCAGAGATGGCGGAACTTTGGGGGAGAGGGGACGAATCGTGAATTTTACCGGGGGCGTGGGGAGCGGTTCTTCGAAGGTGTGAGGGGTCTCAACGGATTTAATCCAGTTGTAGACGGTGGATTTGGGGCGAGGTGGGGTAAGGGAATTGCCAAGTGTCGAGAGGGACCAACCCGCTTGGTGGAGTTGGTGGAGGCGGTCTGGGATTAGTGGTCCGCAGGAGTTGAGGAAGCGGACTTCATCTTCTGGAAGCATGTTCCTATTGTACAGTGTTTTCTCTTAAGTGTTTATCTTCGCAGTCGCGAGCCAGAGTCTGAACGACGTAGTATTTTTTACACCAGTCGCAGTACCAAAGGTAGTCGTATTTGCTGGAGGACATGCAATCCTTTCGGTTGAGACTATTTTACTCCTTCGGAGCCGGGCTATTTCTGAACGATTTAGTAAAAAGAATGAACAGTTACTTTTTTTGGATTTGGTCGTTGAGTCGGCTACCCCTATCTTGGGTGTCTTTCGTAATTGTTTCCAAAATTATGAATGTGTGTTGCTTATTTGTATTTGTTGCTTATTTGTGAATGTGAATTTGTTGCTTATGTGTGTGTGTGTGTGTGTGTGTGTGTTGCTTATTTGTGAATGAATGAATGAATGAATGTGAATGAATGTGTCTATGTCTATGTCTATGTCTATGTCTATGTGTCTATGTGTCTATGTGTCTATGTGTCTATGTGTCT